ATCCATGTCTTCGGGCAGTTGGATAGGGAAATAGGCAGGTCGAGCGGCGCATCCGAGAAACTGAGCAACGTCACGGTGCTGCCGCGCGGATCCATCGGAACGTCGTGAAGGTTTGGCGGATCGGGCACCTGGGAGGCCCAGATCGCAGACACTTCCGCATCGAAGTTGACGCCGTCGGCCGTCCTTCTGAACCCGCCGAACACAGTGCCAAGCGATGCGCCATAGGATTCAAGGCTGTCGCCCACGAAGTCCTGCCGAAGCATCCACGACAATTCGAGCTGGCCGGTGCTGGTCGGCCCGGCGCTGGTCGTGCTGTCGCTGCTTTCGCTTGCCGTTGCCCGGTCAATCTCCTCGCCGCCAAGGATGACCTTCGTGACCCAAATGGATGCTTCTGTCTCGGTGCGGGAGGATGTCAAGTCGACTGTCAGGCTGCCGGGCTGGTATTCGCTGTTGCTATCGGTCGTGCTGGCAATCGACATCACGACATCGGTGTCGTCAGTGGCGGTGCAGGTGTGCGTTTCGCTGGTCGTTTCCGTGGTGGTGGTCGTTGTTTCCGTGACCACGATTGCGCGGTAGCGCAAGTCCAGAAACCAGATCGCCAGTTCGTTGATGGTGTTGGTGCGATTGTTTGTCAGCGTTCCAACGTAGGTTTCGTGCTGGCTTTGGATCACCTCAGCAGTGCCTTCATCCACCGCAGTTTGCGGAGTGACTACCGCAACGGAATTGTGTATTTCAAGCGTGTAGTCGAGCGCAGTCGTGGTGTCGCCCGAGTGCGATCCGGCATAGTCGAACTGATACCAGATCGCTCCGTTCTTGTCGGTCGCGTAAACCGATCCGCTCGCGATATGACCGCTGCTGGCCAATGCCATGCTGGCCGTGATCGTGGAGCTGCGATTGAATGAGGAATCAATCGCAGTGATGTATCCGCTGCCGTCTCTTGTTACCTCGTAGACCGCATCCAGAGTCGGGGTACGGCCTTCGTAGGCGCACTGGCGACGCAAGGTTGCAGTGGTCGAGGCCGGCGTCCAATACAGGTAGACCGGAACGTTGTCTTGATAATCGACCGCTATCGGCACGTCACTGGCAGAGCAACTGATCGTGCGCGTCGAAACTCCGTCGTCCAGGAACAGGTCGGCGTGGGTAAAGCCTACGCCGACAAGATCATGCGCGATTTCAAGCGACCGAGAATCCGACGTGTAACCAGCTTCCGAGGATTGCAATATCGGCCACTCGACCGCGCTGCCTTTCACCGCTCCAAGCGTTTGCGCGGTGGTGTCCGTGCTCGTTACTGCTGCGCGCAGTGACGTTGTCGTGTTGTCGCCATCGCGCAGGTCGATGACCAGTTCATGCACATGGAGCTGTGTTGAATCCGGGTCTGCGAAACACTCGAAGATCGCCCGGCCTTCCGTGCCAGCCTGATTGAAGGCCACCGGGCCAATGCGCCAGAACGTCGCATCGCCAACGCCACTATCCGGCAGCGTGATGGTCTGCAAAAGCAGCATCGTGTCGGGGTCGGTGATCTGGCCCCAGGTGGGGACCGCCGTGGCAGGCAGTCCCATCGAAAGTGCTTTGCCTGCGTTCGGAATGGGGATCGGGGCCGACCAAACCTTGAGGATCACGGGTTCGGCATCGAAGGCCGCCGTGACCCAGTAAAGCGTCGTGCCGTGCACGCAGGCGCCGAGCACGAAATTGAATTGCGTGTCCGGGTGACTGTTCAGATCAAGCAGCAAGTCGCCGTTGCGGAAGATATAACGGTCGCGCTGGCGCGTGGCCGGGAACATGCGCTCGCCGGTGCCGTTCCAGGAGATTGCGATGCTCTCATCGGCATTGCGCCAGTCGGTATTTCCGAAAAACCGCAAGCCGAATGGAAAGACAGGCTCGTAGAGCTTGGTGCGATTGTCGGGGAGATAGTCGTTGTTGAAGTAAGCCGCGTTTTCGAGATTGGGGCGCACGATGACATGCGCCTTATCCCCGAAAAAATCCTGCCCATCGCTCGCTGCTTCTGCAGTGCCGAACATGCGCGGGCGGGTAACGAAAGCGCCGATCAATGGGGGTTGCTGATTCCCTTTCCCGTTCTCTGCCGCCCGCACCTCGATCACCGGAATGTCGTACTCGAACCGCGCCCGGACCACTGAGCCATCGGGCAAGGTGCGCTCGATGGACAATGTTTTCGGGGCGCCGAGGTTGCGCTGCTGGTCTAGGTAGCCCAGCAGTTTCTTGCCGAAGTCGAGCAGGTCCGGCCGGTCGGCGGTATCCCCCGATAGCCGCCGCCAGCCGGTGTAACGCACTGGCTTACGAGGAGGTCAGGGTCAGCGTGTAGGCCACGGCCAGCACGTCGTCGTCCACCACGGCGCGCGAGGCCGAGAACTTCGCCGCCGCCAGCAGCGAGCCAGTCGTCGCCGACTTGGCCGATGCGGACACGAGGAAGCCGCCGTAGATGGTCTTGGTGGCGTTCATCGTGAACTCGGCGCGCGAGGCGCTGTTCGTGGTGACGCCAGCCGAGGCAGCGGCTTCGACGTAGGCGACGCGGGTGGTCTCGTCGTAGGCCGTGGTCTCGGTCAGGGTCGAGGTCACGGTCGCGGCGGTCAGGGTCGCGCCGGGGGTGACGTTTGCCTCGAACAGGCCGACCGACCAGGTCGTGACCTGGGTGCCGGCGTGCAGGATCACGTCGAGGATGTGATTGAGTCCTTCCGTGGGGATCACGTTGGGCGCCAGGTCGCGGCCCAGCAGGTCGCCGCCGCGGCGGTGTTCGGTGTTGAACACACCGGCGATCTCCACGCCCATCTTCGGGAACGCGATGCCGGACGGGGTGTATTCGTAGTGCTTGTTGGCCATCGCGCGCAGGAACTCGCCACGATGCCGCATCGCGGATGCGATCTCGTTCATGTTTTCTCTCTTGGGAAGGGACGCGCGCGGCGCCGTGGGGAAACTGCCGGCGAACGCCGTCAGGTGGTGCGGGGTGAAGTGGCGAACCGGGCAGGAGTCGAACCTGCAACCGCTGGTTTTGGAGACCAGTGCTCTGCCAGTTGAGCTACCGACTCATGGTGGTAGGGGCTACAGGAATCGAACCTGTGCATGGCGGGATCAAAACCCGCTGCCTTAGACCGCTTGGCGAAGCCCCATCAAAGCGTGATTCCGTTGCGCCGAACCGTCGCCGACGCGCTATCACTGGCCGCGACGTTGAGGCCGCTGGTAACGCCGCCGAGCATGGAGGTGATGAGCTGCCGGATGCCGTCGAACTCGAAGTAGCCCGACGCGCCGCGTTCGGCATCGACCTGCATGGCCAATTCGCCCTCGCGGATCGGCTGGACGATGCCGCCGGGCAAGCCCAGGCACCACACGCCGTTGCCGGACAGCCACAGCGCAACCTGCGACACGTCCTGCAGCCCGAACACGGAGCCGGGCAGGGTCATCGACGTGCCTGGCACGGCGGGATGGCCGTATACGATCCGCTGTTGCCACTTGTCGGGGTCGGCGCCGGCGAAGAAATAGGTGCGCTTGAAGTCGGATGCGAACCAGCCGGGGGCATCGCTGCCCTCGCCCACGGGCTCGAGCATCCTGCCATCGAGCAGGCCCAGGTGATTGGCGTCGGCCATCAGGCCCAGGCGGTGCGGTTCGGACCACACGACGCTGCCGCTGGTGAGGCCCACCAGCCGGCCATGGCCGTAGCGCAGGGTGTGGACGGGCAGCAGCGGGAACAGCCACGCAGTTTCGAGCGGTTCCCCGAGCGTGGCATACGCCAATGGCGTACTTGTGGCGGTGATCGGCAGATCGGCGCAGCGATACAGCACATCGCCATCGGCCGTGGTGCGGTACACGCGCCATGCGGTTGCATCGGTCGGGGCCGTCGGCAGGGTGCAGGTGATGCCCTGCCCCGCAGTCACGGCGATGACCACGGGGGCGGATGCGCCGGACTCACGGCCATCGGCGTCCAGCACCGTGACCGAAACTTCGTAGCTGCCTGCAGCCAGCCCACCATTGCTGGTGGCGGCCAGGGTCACGGGATCCGGCGTGGCCAGCCAGAATGGATGCACGCCCAGGTCCGCGTCGATGCGGCCATTGGTGACGTTGTTCGACCAGTAGGTGTCGAGGTCGTCGCTGGCGTAGGTGATGAAGCGGTCGCCCAGCCCGGACACGATGGCGCCGGCATCGGCCAGCCCTGCCCCGTCGTCGGTGTACGCGCGCAGGTTCCCGGCGACGTTGGCGAACAGGTAGTCGGTGGTGGCGAACAGCGAATGCGAGGACTCCGCGACGCGCGTGGTCTGCCCGCGCCGCATCCGCGGACGGCCGGTGGCGTCAAGGTCCACGTCCAGCGCCGAGCGCAAGACGGTGATGTTGCCGTCCTGGTCGCGCGGCGGCCGGGTCAGCGGGGCGACGTTGTTCACGCCCGCGGGGAAGCTGGCCTGCGTCTGCAGATCCTTGTCGGGGATGCCGGCCATCAGATTGGGCGCGTGGTGATGCGGCGGCGCTCACGGCGACGACGCTGGGTGTCGGCATCGGGCCGCTCGCCGAAGCGCTCCGTGAAGTCAGCCAGGGCTTGTTCCGCGCGTTGCGGGTCTCCTTCCTCGCCGTCCTTGGGCTGCAGGCCGCGGTACAGCATCCAGTCCACGAGGCCGTCGTGGTGCTCGACACCGATTTCCGGCTCGTCCTCCGCATCCTCCATCGCCAGCAAGGGGTAGCGGTACACCGCCAGTTGCAGGGTGCCGGCGACCGACGGGGTCGGCCACAGCCGCAGCTTGCCGCGCGACAGGTGCGCCAGCTTGTACGGGCGCGAACAGGTGCGAGTCTGCCAGTCGCAGAACTCGCGGATCGCGTCGATGCCAGTCAGGTCCATGTCCTGCGCCAGCCCGCCCGTGGAGGGGGTGAACGTGGCGCTATCGATCCGGTCGATTTCTGCGGATACGTCCACAGTTTCTTGGCTGGCCACGACATCGAACGTGGTCAAGGTGGAGTCGTTGTCGTAGATCAGCGAGCCGCGGACGCAGGCTTCGCGCTCGCCTTCGGTGGCAAAGCGCGCCAGGTCCGGGTCGCTGGTCTTGTAGGGCTCGACTGTGTCATCCGCACGCCGGCGGTATTCGTCGCGCAGCTCGTCGAGCGTCATGGGGCGTTACTCCGTGCCTGCTTCGGCCTGCATGGCTCGAAACACGCGCAGCACGTCCTCCTTGCGCGCGGACATGCCGCACAGCTTGGAGACGACGTTGGTGTTGGGGAGGCCGTCGCGGTTGAAGTCGCCTTCTTCCTCACGCTCGAGCATCGTGGTCAGCGCCTTGCGATAGACGTCGTCGTGGCTGGTCGGGCGAGCTGCGGCTTCTGGCGTGGATTGGGGTTCGGCGTGGACAGCCTTGAACTGCTCCTTGTCGCATTCGCAGCCGGCGCCAAGCGCCGCCTGGTGAAACATGGCGGGCAACTCGCGCCACTCGGGTCCGACGATGGCGGCATGGCCGCTGGTGAGCGCAAGGCGCACCGAGGGGTTGGCTCGGAACTTCACGGGGGCTTTCTCCTTGGGGGGAAAAGAGACGGCCGCCCGGAGGCGGCCGTCATGCTGCAGCGGTGGATCAGTCGCGGATGGTGCCGCCGCGGCCCAGGCTGATGTAGCCCACGACGCCGATGGCGCGGCCCTCCGTGGCGGTCGTCCCGGTCTCCGCAAGGGAGATCGTGATGGTGCCGCCGTCGGGGTAGAACTTGTTGACCACGGCGACCGTCTCGACGCCGGTGGACTTCACATCCTGGGCGCTGACGAAGGTCGTGGTGCCGTCGCCGATCGAGCCCGTCGCCGTGGTGCCGCTGTCGAACGCAGTCACGGTGTTGAGTGCGACTTGGGTGACGAAGGCGCCGGACGGGACGGTGAGGGTGTAGCCGTTGCCGGTGCCGATGTTGGCGATGCCCAGGTCGCAGATTGCGTACTCGGCCGCCTGACGCTCGGTGATGTTGGTGGACATGGTGCTTTCCTTGGATGGAAGGGATGCGAAACGCGCGACGCCCCTTGCGGGGCGCCGACGTCAGGTGGCTTACAGCGCGTGGTCGACGGCGAGGATCGAGAAGTCCTCGTTGGTGTCGGTCAGCGAGTCGAGGAAGGTCGCCTTGCGGAAACCGCCCATCTTGTCGCCGCACAGACCCCAGCGGCTGTTGTAGTCCTTCAATTGCTCCTCCCAGTTCACCGGGCCGAGGTCGACCATCGCCAGGCCCTGCGCGCCCATCAGCAGGGAGCGCGAGCCTTCGACCGTGCTGCCCGAGCCCCACTTCGTCGAGGTGCCCTTCGTCGAGTAGGTGCGGCGGTACGGCTTGATGATGATGTTGTTCATGGTGACGTAGCCGCCCTTGAAGATCGGGTTGCTGTCGCCTCGCACGCCGGCCTGGGTGACGATCGTGCGGAAGTTGGTGTCCTTCCACAGTTGCGCCATCGCGTCCGTGTGCAACATCCACACGAAGTATTCCTGGCCGCCAACGCGCACGGGAGTGATGTTGCGACCGCGCGCGGCGGCTTCCAGCAGCGGGATGACCTCGTAGGTCAGCGTGTCGCCGGCCGCGACCGCCGTGGTGTCGCCGTCGTCCAGCGTGTCGCTGGAACCGACGAAGCGAAGGTGGCGGTTGCTGGTGGGCGCCGAGACGTCGGCCGCATAGTCCAGGTCGGTCCACGGGTCTTGACCGGCCGGCGTGGTGCGAGCCGATCCGTCGGTGTTGAAGCCGTAGCCGATGCCCGAGGCCGTGAGGATGATCTGCTCCTCGTAGCTTTCGGCCAGCCAGCGGGCGAGCTTCTTGCGGAACGCCTTGCGGGCATCGATGACGGACTTCTGCTCGTCCTTCTTGCCCTTCGTGACCATCGCGTTGCGCAGGCGGTCGAAGTTGCAACGGATCCACGAAGCCTCGAGCTCGCGCTCGCGGTTCTCCATGGTGTTGTCGCCGACGACGCCGCCGCCGTGGATGTCGGCCAGCAGGTGCAGCCAAGCGCCGGCTTCGCCCTTGCTGTTCTTGGACAGTTCGGTGATGTGCTCGATGATGGCGTTCTCGCCTTCGCCGAGCATGCCGGTGAAGAAGAACTGGTCCTTGAACTCGTCGTATGCCTTGTGGCCCCAGGCATCCTTGTTGTACGGCTGCTGCGCGTAGAGGGCAGTCGCGGTCATGGTGGTATTCCTCGAATGGGATCAGGTGGTGGGAGTGGGTGTTGCGGGGTTGACCTGATCGCCGGTCGGGGCGGAACCACTGCGATGACGTTGCAGAGCGACGGACCTGTAACCGAGTCGGTGGGCATGCGTTTTGCGCCGGCATGCAAAGGCGGAATCACCGTACTCGGCGAGCGAGGCCCGAAGGCCGCACAACGAAGCGCCCGCCGAAGCGGGCGCCGGATCACTGGTTGTTGCGATGGTCCTTGCGGTATCGGCCACCAGGTTCGGTGGTGAACACGCCGCCGGATTGCAGGCGAACGTAGCCCTTCGACAGCAAGCCGGAGAGAAGCATGTCGCCCCACTTGCGGCGGAACGTGTCAGCGTGGATACCTTCGCGCTGCGACAGCCACGACATCGACTGTTGCGGGATCGGCAGGGTGATCGGGGTCATGCGACCTCACCTCGCAACCAGCCCATGAACCGGGCCAGCAGGCCGCGTCGCGCAAGTCGGTTGCGGCGCGTGACGACTTCCAAGCGGTAGCTGATGTCCAGCACCCGCTCACTGAGGATCACTACGGCATCGCCGGTCACAGCGCGCCCTCGCCCAGCAGGGCCTCCTGCTGGTCCTTCGGCAGGTCGGAGAACTTGCCGGGCTTGAGGTGGTTCAGGTCGATCACGTTGCTCGGCGTGCCCCGGCCGCCCACACCACCACTGACCGGGGGCGGGGTGTTGGAGGCGGCACCTGCGGCACGCGCGGCATCGGCTCGGCGGGTGGCACCCGCGTCGGGCATGGCCGGCGCCGGGTCGTCCGCCTTGGGGGAAAACTTGGCCGCGACTTTGTCGTGCGCCAGGCGCAGCATTTCGTTGTAATCGGTGACGCCGGATTGCGCGATCTTGGTGACAGCGGCGCTCAGTGCGCCCATCAGCGTGCCATCTTCGTCGTCGATGTATTCCTTGTGATCGCCGAAGAATCGCGTCTGCGCCGATTCCCACGCCGCTTGCCGGTCCTGCTCGGCCTGCTTCTGCATCCGCTCGTTGTGCGCAGCGAGCGCGGCTTCCTGCGCCTGCGCCGTGACCAGCGCATCGCGGTCCTTCTGGTACTGGACGAAGTCCACGTCGCCATCTTCGTATTTCTGTTCCAGCGCGGCGATCTCGCCAGCGTAGTCGCGGGCCGACGCCTTGGCTTGGGCGGCTTCGATCTCGGCCAAGCGGCGCTCGGCAGCCAAGCGGGCTTCACGGTCGGCATTGCGCTCGGCGATGACCTCGTCAAACCGGGCCTTGGGGATACTCTCGACCTTCGGCGGCTGCGCTTCCTCGCCCTTGGCGGGAGCCGCAGCCGCAACGTCGTCCACCTCGGCAGGTGCCGCTTCCTCGGCCGACGTGTCGTCCTTGGCCTTGAACCGGCCCTTGTCGTCGCGGGTCTTGTCATCGGTGGTCGCGGTGCCGGCGCCGCCTTCCACCGGCGCGGCCAGTGCGGCGGGCTCGTCATCCATGTCGAACGCGGCAGGGTCGGACTTCTGCAACTCGGCGAGTGCTTCGGGGGTCAGTTTGCTCATGCGGTTCTCACTGCGGGGGTTGGTGGGGGCCGTCGGTCATGCCCGCGGTGACGCCGATGGCGGCGCTCTCCGGGCTCGGGGGGCTGGGCGGAGTCAGCGGCGAGGTGTCGCCGGTGGGCAGCGGCATGGTCGGCACCACGCCAGGAGGCGCTTGCGGCACGATCGGCGCGGCATCGTGGTCGACGTAGCCAGCCGAGCGCAGCAGGTTGTCGGCCAAGGTGGCGGCTTCCGGGGTGAACACGATCAGTTGCGCGGTCTGCAACGCCTCGTACTGGGCCTTGACGCTCTCGCTCATGGCCTTGGCATCGGCCAT